AGAAGACGATACGTTAGAAGAAGGTAGGGAAAAAACGGGAACTAAGTTATGTGCTAGAGGTAAAGCTGCCGCCAAATCTAAATTTGACGTGTACCCAAGCGCATATGCAAACGGATATGCAGTTCAAGTGTGTAAAGGAAGAATGCCAGGTTTAGATGGTAAAAAAAGGTGTTCAGGTGCGTATTGTTAGATAGACCTTAATATTCTATTTATAATATTTTCTAAGGACTCATTTTGGGTCCTTTTCTTTTTTGGTTTGTATGAAGTCATTATTGGTTTTTGACCTTTACCAGTTTGTGTATCTTGTTTTTCAGCCATTCTTTTTTGTTGACATGCCGCTCTTTTTTCAGAGGTACTCATTTTACCCGCAACTCCGACCGCTCTACATTTTGGATAAGAACCTTTGGAAGTATCACTTCGTCCACAGGGAGGATGTTTGCCATCTACTTTTCTACAAATATCAACCCAAGGGCCTTTTGGTTGTGAAGAGCCTTTAGGTTTCTTTTTTTTCCCAAACCAAACGGCTAAATCTTCATTTAAAACGATATTGTCAAGTTCAATCCATTCGTTTATTGGTACTATTTTTTTATTTTTACCTAAAGTTTGATTTATTATTCCTCCATCCTCATCATTTGGTTGGTGGTGTGACTTATTATATTTTGAGATTTTACGTGATTTTGCTTCCAATTTTTTAACATTTTTTTTATGCGAGTTCAAAGTTCCGTCATAACTATCGTATTCTAAATCCGCATTAAAAAAATCTGAGACTTTTTTAGTAAATGGACCCAAAGAAGTATTATCCCAATCTACTTCACCCATAGTTAAAGGGCCATTATAATAACCAACATACCTTGATGACGTTAATTCATTTATTATGCCCTTGACTATTCTACTGATGTTCATCTCCTTTTTTCTAATAAATATCTGTATATTGTTAAATGTATGTGATAACCAACCAAAGTTAGAATTCCACATGTCTCAGCCCAAAATAATCCATCAAATAAAAAAGGAGACAATCACTTGTCTCCTTTGTAGGTTATTTTGAGGTTTTGATTATCTCAATTCTCTTAAATCGAATGTTCTAACCCCGTCTACAGTAATTCTACCATAGAACCTGTTGTTCACCATCTTCTTCGCATATCTGGTCATAATACCTTTGATTGGTGTGAAGTTGAATGGGTTGTACATTGTAGGTGTCAATTGTAGAGGAACATACGGTGCGTAAACGTACCCTGTGTCTAACAATGAAGAACCTTTGTGACCCAACAATACTGTATTTGGTGGGAAGTAAGGATCTCTATACACTTGGTATCTTCCTGCTAATGTACCAACTCTTTCAATACCCATATTGTATTGGTCTTGCTCAGGAGAAGCGTTTGATACGTGGAAGTACTCAAGGTCATCAAAGATTGCAGAAATCTCAGAAGAAACAACAATCCAGTTAGCTCCACCTCTTAATGTAGACTTGTGGATTTGTGCTGAAATTTGGTTGATTGCTGTAATCAAAGTCTGATTCCAATCTTTTTGTGTGTATTGAGTTAATGGATTTGCAGAAGTACCTCTTTTCCATCCGTTGTAATCCCATCTTAGGTTCCAAGCCGCACCTTTTCTAAGGTCTCTCAAGATTTCTCTATCAATTTCAGCCGCCACTTGCTCAGACAATAAAGCCGTAAGTTCAGCTTCAGCGTCGATGTTATGGAATGCTGAAACGTCTTGTGCCAATTCAGGTGACCATTGTGCTCTTAATTTTCTTTCAGTTACAGAAACAGTTACTGATTCTAAATCAAAAGAAACCTCACCAATTTTATCTTCAAATTCCAATTCTTCGTATACTCTAAAAGTACACGTGAACTGAGTACCAGCAGATGCATCACCTGCAACACCTAATGTTAAACCTGAATAGCCGTCAAGTGATGCCGCTCCAATTGAACAAGGTTGTTGAAGGTCAACTTCTAGGTAAATATCACCAGTAGAGTCGCATATATCATCGTATGCGCCACCGTTTCCTGGGTATGTACCACTGTAAAACGTTGTTGATTGTTGTGAACCATATTCTACAATCCCTTTACCGTATTTTTGAGTAACAACTCTGAATAGTAAATCACCAGTACCCATACCTGAGAATGCTCCAGTAGAAACTGCGTTTACTCTTAAATCAGAAAGGAATGACTCATTGTCCATTTCTTGTCCATCGGGACCGATTAATTTTCCAGCGCCTGCTGAAGAAAAACCTGACATAACGATTAAGGCTTTTCTAAAAACAGGACCACCATTGGCTCCCGTAGCAGCAACTGTACCACCAGTTAAGGTGTAAGCGGCTGGTACTAAGTTACCATTAGACCATGCAACTGTAGTTGCGCTCTTAGTTATACCAGAATATCTACCTTTTGAATAGTCAAAAAGACCTGCAGGGTCTAATCCTGGTTCAGTTCCTTCATAAAATCTATCATAAAGATTTTTACTTCCATCATTATAACCAGCATTTGCGTTTTGACCTGTATTATTTGGTGAACCAATTGGTGCGTAATGCTCATTACCTGTATAAGATTGGATTTTAGGTACAAAGTAGAACAATTTACCAATTGGTAAGTTCATAGCCTGTACAGAAACTAAGTCATTAGCTAATAATTTAGAGAATACTCTTCTTACTATAGGAAATACTACAGTTTCGAAAGAACCTGAACTATCTGTTGATGCTGCTTCATTGATTAGGTGAGACGCTTGGTTTTCATATAACTGTGCCATGTTCTCTTTAACGTGTCCTCTAAGACCGTCTAGGAATCCTAATCTATCCCATTTGTTAATTGTATCTTCTTTGATAACTTTAAGGTGCTTAAGACCAATATTACCAACAAGACCTGATTCTAATAATGCTCCCATTTTTTAATTTTTTTTAGAGTTTATTTTTATTTTTTTTATTTTATTTTATTCATTAAATCCTTCATTCTCATAAATTGAGGATTTTCATAAGCTTTAGATTCAATCAAATTAGTCGCTGAACCATTACTTGGGGTTTTAATAACTTTTTTAGTAATTGATTCAGTCATCACTGAACTTGGTGTGTCACCTAATTCTTCTTTGATTGATTTATAAAGTGATTTTGATTCTTTCAAAGAGTCTACATTGTCGAATCTTCTAAGAATATTGATTTTTTCTTGTTTTGTTGTTGAGTGTTCGGTAAACAAACGTGTGGCGTATGCTAAGTTTGAATTAAAAATCGCAACTTCATTTAATTTACTTCTAAAAAAGTCTAAAGCTTTTCTATACTCTTCATTTTTTTCTTTCAGAGTTTCAAATTCATAAGACTCGTAAGTTAAATTTCTGTTTGGAGTAATCGCCTTTCTTAACCCTCTACCTTTTTTCGAACCATTTCCATAAGTTCTAGCGGCTTCAGCAGTTTCTGCATCATCATCCTTTTCTTCACCCATCCAACCGTCTGAGATTTCATCCTTACCTGTTTCAGTGACTCCATATTTTAATTTTTTAGGGTAAATGTTAGATTTTAATTTACCAATTTTACCTTTTGCTTTAAAAGCCTCAACAACATTCTCGTATGATTCTTGGTCGATTTCATAAACTTGGTCATCCATTTCGTACACATCTTCGTCCATATGACCCATACCTTCGTACACATCTTCGTCCATATGACCCATACCTTCGTACACATCTTCGTCCATATGACCCATACCTTCGTACACATCTTCGTCCATATGACCCATACCTTCGTTATAGTCAAGTTCTGACATACCTCCCATCATTGAATCATCTTCAAAAACCAATTCGTATATTGTATTTTCTGCCATTGGTTCAGTTTGTTGTTCAACTGGTTGTTCAGTTGGTTGTGGTGTTGGTTCTTCTGCCGCAATACTAATCAGATATTCTGTATTAGCTTTACCATCTTTCAAATGAATAAAGTCACCATCTTTTTTGATAATAAATCCATCTTCGTCACCCATTGCCGCAAAAACTTTCATAAGTTCTGGCATTGGTGCTGATGTCATATCAAGTGGTGGTAATTCTTGTTCTGCTGGTGGCATTTCACCTTCACCGTTATCGGCACCTGCTTTAGGTTGTTGTGTTACAACTTCTTCTTCAGCAGACACTTCTTCTTCGCCTTCTTGTTCTGGTTCTTGTGGTTGTTCACCACCTTGTGCTTGTTCTTTCAAAGACCTTTTGGAACCTAAAATTGATTCCCTTACTAATTCGCCGATTTCTTCCTTCATTGTAGAAGCAAGTATTCCTTTTGCATTTTCACTAATCGCATCTTCGATAGACTTCATTTGTAAAAAAGCCTCTTCTACTAACGACTCTGATTTTCTATTACTCATTAAAAAGCATTTGTATTTGCGTTTATTTATCTAATAAATATATAGACTTTGTAAAAAATTTAATTTTATCTTAAAAAAGATGTAAAAACAAAAAAGGTCCCTTGTGGGGACCTTTTATAAAATCAAA